AAGCAAATGAATGATATAAGGATGTGACATAAATGTATGCAGACCGTAGCTATTACGAAACAGGGTATCTGTTAGGAAGATCTCCGGTAATTCCGGAAGGGATATACCCTTACTGGGAGAAACAGGCGGAACGCGTATTAAATCAGTATACCATGAGCCGCCTGGCAACTGATTTTAACCTTATCACGGAAGATGTGAAAGATTGCACCTGTGAGCTTGCAGAATTGCTGTATCAGGCAGATACAGTGGCTCAGAAGGCAGCAGAACAGGGAGGAGGCCTTCTTTCTTCTTATTCGAACGATGGAGAGTCAGGAACCTTTGACTTATCTCAGTCTTCGTATACAGAGGAAGGAAAGGCCAAAAAGGAAAGAGAGATCATTTATAAGTATCTTGGAAACACAGGTCTCTTATACAGAGGAATGCAGTTATGAATCCAAATTATGTACATACAATCACTTTGTACCATAAAACAACTGAAGACAATGCGGAACACTGGGTAAAATCAGTGTTCCATAATTGCTTCTGGAAAATGGTTGTGAATACGGGGTTTAATGAAACAAAAGTGAACGTGCAGAACACATATGTAGCCAGAATCCCGAAAGAAAGCTGCAAGGAACCGATTTCTATACTTCAGGGAGATATCGTGATTCTGGGAGAATGTTCTGAAGAAATCACGGGAACATCCGGCCAGACTGCAGCGCAGGTTCTCAACAGATATAAACCGAATGCCTTTAAGGTAACGGCTTTTTCAGATAACGCAAGTTTCCCGCTTGGAAAACATTACAGACTGGGAGGCTGAATATGAGAACACGCTTTAATTGGAACAATTCTCCATCAAATATAGTGAGAAGAGTGACTGGGGGAAGACAGGGAATGCTATTTCTTGCAAATTCCGCAGCACGTTTTATGGATCCATATGTACCGGCAGATAACCTGGTACTTGCACAGAACATAGATATCACAGCAGATGAGAATTGTGGACATGTAACATATAACAGCCCATATGCGCATTATCAGTATATCGGTGAGGTATATGGTCCGAACTACCCACTTATGGACGGAGGAGAAATCATGGGATTCTATTCCCCTCCACATAAGACCCCGACGGGAGGAAAACTTAAATATAGCAAGTTTAGGCATCCTCTTGCAACAGATCACTGGGACAAAGCAATGATGACGGCAAGGAAAGATGATCTTACAAGATCCTATGAGGAATACTTGAGGAGCAGGTAAATATGAGTAAACATGATGCAGTAAAAGCATACTTCGTACCGAAAGTGAAAGAGCTGGCAGGGAGTATGCTTAATTTTAACTTTTCACCGGAATCACCGAACAGTATATCTCTGATCACAAATTATTCAGATAAGGTCAGAAAGAAATACATAACCGGTGATGCACTAAAAGAATATGGATTCTCGATCATTATCGTAAAGGAATATTCTTCCGAATCAGATGACCTGAATCTGGAAGCGATGAATTTCGCCCAGACATTCATGGAGTGGTTGGAAGAGCAGAATGAAAAGAAAGAATATCCGGATTTCGGAGAGAACTGCACGATTGAGAAGATGGAGAATCTTCAGAACATGCCGAACCTGTCAGGAGTTAATTATGAGGCAGGACTGGCACGTTACATGATACAGGTAAGAATTATTTATACAGAAAATGAATAATGGTCTGGAATACAGACAGAAAGGAACATTTTATGGGAGCAGTTACAGGAAGAATTGACCGCAAATATATGGCACATTTCATTGATGCGGGTTCTCTGTGCAAAGGAGAAACACCAAAGTATGAACGGTTAGGGAAAGATCTGGAAGAGTACAATGTTGAACTTAATCCAGATACAGAGACCTCTAAGAACATCAATGGAGAATCTACATTTAAGCATAACGGATATGAGGTATCTTCGGATGCGGACCCGTATTATGCAGACACAGAATCAACGCTGTCTGATAAGTTACAGACGATCATTGATGAGAGATTAAAGGACGATAATCTTAAAACGAATGCTGTAGAAGCTCATCTGTGGAAAGAGACTGCAGACGGCAAGTATGAAGCGTACCAGCAGGCCTGCTATATTGTGCCGACATCTTACGGCGGTGATACATCCGGATATCAGATCCCGTTCAGTGTAAATTATGTTGGAAAGCGTACAAAAGGTACCTTCGACCTCGCTACAGCAACATTTACGCCTAGCGTCTGAAAGGAGAACTTAGATGTCGAAAACAATTAACACGAAGATTGATGATGGAATCCTCACGTTTACATTTACGAATAATCAGAATGAAATCTTTGCATCATTCAGGCTGAATCCAACAGATGTAAATATTGCTGCCAGAGCAGAAGAAGTTTCTGCGTTTTTTGAGAAGATGGAAGAAACGGTTAAAAATGTTGCATCTGCAAAAGAAGCAGCAAAATTGAATGAACTGATTCAGGATAAGATCAACTATCTGCTTGGATATGAAGCATCAAAAGACCTTTTCAGGGAACCGATCACAGCAACGACAGTATTTGGAAACGGACAGATGTTTGCAAATATCGTTCTGGACAAGGTAGCTGATGCGATTGCACCGGAAATCGAAAAGAGAAGAGAGAAAATGCAGGCAGAAGTTGATAAATATACGGAGAAGTACACAAAATGAATGCCTATGAATTACCCACCTCGCTGAATATCGGCGGGGTGTCTTTTTCTATCAGGACGGATTTTCGCGCAATCATAGACATTCTGATCGCACAGAATGACCCAAATCTGAACGCATATGGAAAAAGATTAGTAATGCTAAAGATTCTTTACGAAAACTGGGAGAATATCCCACCGGAGCATGTGGAAGAAGCCTGCAGGAAGGCTTGCGAATTTATTGACTGCGGACAGACGGACGATGACCCGGGAAAACCTAAACCACGTCTGATGGACTGGGGGCAGGACGGAGAAATGATCATACCTGCGGTAAACAAAGTAGCAAACACGGAGGTTAGAGCAGCACCATACATGCATTGGTGGACGTTCTTTAGCTATTTTATGGAGGCGGGCGAATGCTTATTTAATACAGTACTTGGCATTCGTTCAAAGAAAGCACATGGTGAAAGACTTGAGAAGTGGGAGAAAAAGTTTTATTACGATAACAAGAAGATCATCGATATAAGAACACAACTTTCAGATGAAGAACAGGCATATAAAGACGCACTGAATGAAAAACTCAACCGGCTAGGAGGTGGATGATGTGGCAGCAGACGGTACAGTCGTAATTGATACGAGACTTGATACTTCAGGAATCCGAAATGGAATGCCAGAAGCTGAAAGAACAGCCATAAATAGCGCTTCCCGAATGGAAGGGTCTTTCAATAAACTTGGAAGCACGATAAAGAAGATTGGCACACTCATTGGCACAGCACTGGCGATTGGAAAACTTGCACAATTTGGCAAGGAGTGTATAGAACTTGGCTCTAATCTGGCAGAAGTCCAGAACGTGGTAGATGTTACATTTACAACCATGTCAGATAAGGTCAACGAATTTGCTAAAAGTGCCATGACATCTGCCGGACTATCCGAAACAATGGCAAAGCAGTACACTGGTACTTTTGGAGCTATGGCAAAAGCCTTCGGATTCTCAGAGGAGCAGGCGTACAATATGTCTACTCAGCTGACTCAGCTTACAGGTGATGTTGCGTCTTTCTATAATCTCGATCAGGGAGAAGCATTCACAAAGCTGAAGAGCGTCTTTACTGGCGAAACGGAATCTTTGAAGGACCTCGGCGTTGTAATGACCCAGACAGCCCTCGATCAGTTCGCACTGGCAAATGGTTTCGGAAAGACCACATCTGCCATGACAGAGCAGGAGAAGGTTGCGCTGCGACTGAAATTTGTAACAAGTCAGTTATCGGATGCTTCCGGAGACTTTGCCCGAACGTCCGGATCCTGGGCGAACCAGGTCAGGGTGATGCAGTTGCAGATCCAGTCTCTGAAAGCTACAGTCGGACAAGGGCTGATTAACATCTTCACTCCGGTCATAAAAGTGATCAATATTTTGCTTGCTAAACTTGCCACAGTCGCGAATGCCTTTAAGAGCTTCACAGAGCTGATAACCGGAAACAAATCATCCGGGCAGACGGAAGCCAGTGGAGCGGGGCTTACCGGAACTGATCTGTCAGCCACAGAAGATGCTTATGGCAGCGCTGCTGATGGAGCTGATAGTCTGGCTGATGCTACGCAGAATGTAACAGATTCCACGAAGGACAGCACAGGGGCACTGAAAAAGCAGAATAAGGCACTGAAGAAGAACATTGCATCGTTTGATGAATTGAATGTCATAGGCAAGGATAACTCAGACACGTCCGACTCAACAAAGACTCCGGCTATAGCAGATATAGGAATCGGGGATATTGGCAATGTGGACTACGGAAAGCTTGCCGATGTGTCAGATGAAGCAGACAAGGCAACCAGCGCAGTAGGAAAACTGGCGAAAAAGCTAAAAGAACTTGGAGACATCTTCAAGGGTGGGTTCTTTGAGGGACTTGGAGACTACAAACCGATGCTGAATGAACTAATCAGTGATCTTGGGAATATCAAGAAGTATCTGACAGATATTTTTACGGATCCTGATGTCAAGAAAGCTGCTTCGAAGTTTGCAAAAAAGGTAGTTAAGAATCTCGGAAAGATAACCGGTTCAATAGCAAAGGTTGGACTTACCCTGGCAGCTGCACTTGTTGGGGGAATAGAATCTTATCTGTCAAAGAATGTTGACCGAATCAAGAAATTTATCATCAAGATGTTTGATGTCGCTGGAGAAATCGCAGATGAAATAGGTGATTTATCGGCAGTTTTTGCAGATATATTCTCTGTGTTTGGCGGACAGACCACGCAGAACATCATAGGAAGTGTGATACAGATCATATCAGATACCGTTATGACGGCATTGACGTTGGCCGGGCAGATGCTTAGAGATTCTATCAACCTGCTCCTGGTTCCATTACAGGAGAATGCCGAACTGATTAAACAGACTATTGAGAATACATTACAGCCAATAGAGACAGTAATTACGGCTATCGCAGATGCGTGGCAGATTGCTATGGATGAACTTATCGCTATGTATGATGCTCATATCAAGCCTTTTTTTGATTCTCTTGCTAACGGGCTATCTGAAATACTCACAGTATTTTTAAATGCGTATAACAGCTACATAGTGCCTGTATTAGACCAACTGGCAGCTAAGATTAGTGAGATCATGGCAGGACCTGTAGGTGATGCTATACATAATGCAATCGAACTTATCGGAAAAATCGTAGATGCACTGAAAGTTCTATGGGAAAACGTATTAGTACCATTGGTTAAGTTCATTATTGGCAATGTGGCTCCGCAAATAGCAAGTGCTCTTAGTATTATTGGCAATGTATTTCTGGAATTGTTTGATTCGGTAAGCGAAGTAGTTGCTGGAATACTGAAAGTCCTTGGCGGCGTGATCGATTTTATTGTTGGTGTATTTACAGGTGACTGGAAACGTGCGTGGGAAGGCGTAAAGAATATCTTCAAAGGCGTGTTCGAAGCACTGGTAGGAATTGCAAAAGTTCCGATCAATGGCGTTATTGGGTTAATCAACGGCATGATCAGGGGGATTATTTCTGGTGTAAATACAGCTATCGGAGTCCTTAACAAGATGAAGATTAAAGTCCCTGATTGGGTAATGGGAATTGGGGGAAAAACTTGGGGGTTTACAATCCCGACGATGACAGCTCCACAGATCCCGTATCTGGCAAAAGGTACAGTTGTTCCTAGAAATGCCGGAGAATTTGCAGCAGTTTTAGGTGATAACAAGCGTGAGACAGAAGTTGTATCTCCACTATCAACGATGAAACAAGCATTGCTGGAAGCGCTGAAAGAGTCTGGAAACAGCGGCAGCAGTTCGCCCCAGTACATTGTACTGAATATTGATGGAAACGAATTCATTCGCTGGCTTCGCGATCAGAATGGACAATACAGGAACCGGACAGGCTTCGGAATCTTTGAAGGGTAGGTGAATATATGAGCGAGTTTAGCTCGGGATCCGCTGCGAATTTCGGCGGCTGGTTGCTGAAGTTCGGAGGACAGGTTTTCCCGCATGAATACATCAAGAAAGGCGGCTGGAAGAGTACACCAAATCAGAGACTTGAAAACGACCCCTGGTCAGATACAAAAGGATACCTGCACAGGGATGTAATGGACCACAACCGTACAAAAATTGAGTTCGAGACAGTAGATGATCTGACACTCGAAGAAAAAATCCAGTGCCAGAATATCATAAACAATGCGATTACAAATAAAGCAGAGCGAAAAGGGAAGATCACTTACTGGAATGACGAGACAAACACTTACGAAGATGCAGAAGTATACATCCCGGATATAGATTTCACAGTAAACGAGATCGACAAGAAAAGAAACATGATCTTTTATGCAAGCATCAGGATCGCACTGATAGAGTATTAAACCAGGGTGCATGGGTGTCATAGCTCATGTGCTCTTTTGTTTTAAAACTGAAGGAGGCAGACATGGCAGATACATACAAACTTAGCAGTCTGATGGGTACCACATCCGGAATGACTTTAGTCACCAGTACTATAATGAAGAGCGGAAAGACGCAGGTCCTTGACAGCTATTATATGTATTCTAAGGTACCATATGGAAGATGGTATTATTCACAGGCACAACAATCTTTTGATAATGAAATTACAAAAGTATCTGTTAAATATGATGGGAATATACTTTTTACATTTAGAAATGGTTCGCTGGGTGAATACGATGCATTTTATGTAATCGGGTTAACAGCAACAGAAAAAATATACAAGCAGAGCGGTACTCTGGATACAGGCGAAAAGTTTGATAAAATTTGTGTATACGGTACCACTATCAACCTCAATCTTGCGAGTTTCCAGGTTAATGCGATATACGAAATGTTCCTTATCAGCGGAGGCAAAAAACCGCAGATCATATTTAATTTTATAAAAGCGCCAAAGGCATATTTGAGCAGATACGAATACCCTTTTACAAGATCAAGCAGTGATAAGAATATGACAACAAAACTTCCAGTAAAAGCGGCTCCATCAAAGATCTATCTGACCTATGCAGGCGCAGCCGATAAATGGAAAGTAACAACAGATTTATTTAGTACTGTTACCTTAGATAATCTGCTGGGGACAAACTGGTTTCTGTGTGGATCGTACGATTACTCTGTAACAGTAAAAGACAGCAGCCTCTTTGATTTCTTCAAGATAAATAACCAAGCCTTATCCCAAATAGTAGGATACGGAAAAGGCAGGGTTATATTACAGAGTTCAGGTAATATAATCTGCGTATGGGGAACTACGAATAACGGTACATATTCTTCTTATTACGCAGAATACATGAGAAATGTACCGGAGCTGACACTGGCAGATGGTTCAAAGTTCTTCAAAATGCGTGGAAGAATGAGAGTAAATTCAGGTAGTAAAACCCCATTAATTTATGAAATGTATCTCCTGAACAATCAGAAGATTCTCATTTATATCGCTGGGATTCCTGATGATGACACAAAGGCAACTGGAGAAAACTATGTCAATCTGTTTGGTGTAAATACTTCTTTGGGAGAGGTGACGGCAGGAGAAAAAATCTGGCTGTATCTGGATGATGCTGGTACTTCTTATGCAATGAAGACAGGAAATGATTCTGAAGTTTCAAAGATAGAGATTCTTACCCTGCCGACAGAGAATACATTTTACCTCGGAAGCAAACTGAATCTGGATGGATTGACAGTGCGCGCAACATTTGCTGATGGAACTACTTTTGATATTCTCAAATGGAATGAAATAAATGTTGCCTACACGAACGAACTGGGAAATCAGGCAGTAACTGTAATGTTTAGAGGGAAAACGGCTACATTTCAGACAGAATGCCTGGAGGACAAAGTTGCATCAATAGACTTCACAATCAGCCAGGATCACTATATGATCGGAGAATCCCTGGGATACATCCGAGTAACAGCAACAAGACTTTCAGGAAAGACAGAATCCGTCAGCACAGGTGATTACACAATTTCCGGATATGACCCGAATACGCAGGGAACACAGACTATCACAGTTGCTTATGAGGGATTGACAGCGACCAAAGAGATTCTGGTTGATTCACCTGAAACAGCAGTGCTGACAGTTGTGAATGATTCAAGTGAACCTTTTTTAATCAATTTTGATACGTTCGAGTCAATGAATGTAGTGGCAACTCTTACATATAGCGATGGACAGACAGCCAACATTTTACCGTCTTATTCTGGATACGATAATGAAGCAGCCGGAGAGAAGATTATTTCTGTTTCATACCGTGGTTTATCTGCAACCTACACGGTACAGGTGGTAGAAGAAATTACACGTCAGGTAAGTGACAACATTACTATGACCCTAAATGGGTTAACCGGAAAAGCAGTAGTAAGCGGATCTGGTGAGATACCGTCAGACGCTGGAATGTTCTCAAACTCACATGAAAGCGACTGGCATGGTTATGGATATAAAACAGCAGTTAAAACTATTGAAATAGCAGACGGAATTACATCAGTATGCGGATTTGATTATTGTAGTAATCTTACATCCATTCATTTGCCAGAAAGTCTTAGTAAAGTAGGATATGATGCTTTCTATCGATGCTCAAATCTGACAGAAGTAACACTTCCGGAAAATGTTGCGACAGTAAATTCCAACGCTTTTAATTCCTGCACAAACACGGTTCTTACAATAAAGAATGCAGAGTGCCAGATATATGATGACAACTATACTCTGCAGGTGGCAAAAATAAAAGGGCACATAGATTCAACAGCACAGAGCTATGCAGAAAAATATGCTATAGAATTCAAATCACTTGAGACAGTTACAAAGATTGAAGTAACAAAGAAACCTAAGAAAGTATATCATACTGGAGAAACCCTAAGCAAAAACGATATTGAAGTGACAGCAACCTTTGATACGGGTGACAGCAGGACGATAAACTCATATGAACTTGAATATGATTTTTCTTCCACAGGAGAAAAGACTGTAAAAGCGATATATGGGGATTTCTCGGATTCATTCACGGTAAATATTGTTGCGTATAATTTTCAGGAACTGATCAATATCACAGAAGGTATGCAGGTAATTCGAAACACTAAAAATGACGACGAAATAGATACCGTAGATGGCGTTGACTGGTTTAAATTCAACAACGTGACTGCAGATAAACTGTATATCAACGGAAATAACGGGATAGGTTTCGGGGTATCATCAGAACAGTTAAAGATCTGCCGACGTGATGGAGCTATATGGAATATTTACAGGCTGGAAACTGTATTGGACGACGGTACAAAGCTTCTTAAAATCCGGGTAGAAGGGTATACACATTATGGTGCCTCTGGAACACACGAGAGCCAGATAAAATATGAATTATTTTTATTTGGCAATGGCGATATGTACCTGAATGTGATCCAGTCCCCCGCGTCTACAAGTACCTATGCCGGTACATCCAGCCTGATATGCAACAATAAGACCACGAACTTGTCTCTGAATGGAGCTACACCGGATAAACCGGTACAGGTATCATTCTTGCATCAGGATGATTCAGGACTTGACTGGGAAATAGCATACAGGGCATACAAGTTTGTAAAGCTGACAGGAATCAGTGTCACTACACTTCCGAATAAGACCAGATACAAAGTTAAAGAATCATTTGATTCCACAGGAATGATTGTTACGGCAAACTTTGATGATGGTTCGTCAGAAACAGTGACAAAATATACTCTGACCCAGCCTGACATGACCACATCTGGCACAAAGACTATCACCGTGACCTCTGAGAATAAAAATACCTCTTTCGATATTCTGGTTGTTGATGTAACTGAAATTATTGTAACTACGCTACCATCCAAAACAAGATATTATGAAGATGATACTTTTTCATCGGACGGCATTGTAGTCTCACAAGTATACAGTGATGGGGCTAAAGAGAACATATCAGGCTTTACATTATCCAAACCTGATATGTCTGCAGGCGGCGAGAAGACAGTAACCGTAACTTACAGTAAGTTTACGACTACATTTACGATCACGGTAATTGGTATATCCGGGATAGAAGTCTCCAAAATGCCGACAAAGACAGAATACTATTTAGGTGACAGCCTTGACGCGTCTGGCCTTGTAGTGGTATCCAGATATACAGATAACACCACGAAGAAACTGGAAAATTATAGTATATCCAAGCTTGACAGCTCTTCAGTTGGTGAGAAAACAATTACAGTAACTTATAAAACGCATACAGTGTCTTTTAAGGTAAACGTATACAAGGCAAGTGGCATCAGAATCTCCCATTTTCCCGCTAAGACGTTCTATAAGATCGGGGAGTCTCTGGATCTGTCGGGAATGTCTGTAAATCTGATCAGAAATGATGGTTCGGAAAAAGCGATCACAGATTATAGCGTATCCGGATTCGACAGCTCAAAAGTCGGAACCGAGACCATAACTGTATCTTGTAACATGATGGTTAATGGTACGAACACCTTTATAGGTTCCGACAGCTTTCAAATTAAAGTAACAAACGATGGTAAAAACCCATTTGACAGCAGCACAGGCAGAGGCGATACAGGAGAAACTGAGGAAAATACAGAGCCAGTGTACGTAACAGTCCATTGGATAGATGGGGAGTTCGAGGATCTGACCCATGAAAATGGTGGTATCAAGGCAAATACGTTTGTTCTTCAGGAGTCTATCTGTTCTGAGCAGTACTTTATCTTTGGTGGCTGCATCTCCAACCAAGTGTCATTTGAAACAGGACACAAACAGTTCTGGGGGACAGATGAAGACTCATACCCGTCCGGCAGAATTGAGGTGTATCTGGAATGCAATAAAACACAGATCAAGGTATTCACAGGCAGGATTGCAAGTGCAGAGAGGACTTCTATTTATTCGACAAGGAAGATTGTAGCCTACGACTATCTGTATGATCTCAGAAACACAGATATTGCAAGATGGTACAAGAGCCAGATTGCCGATAAGAAGAAAAAACTTACACAGAAACAGTTCCGCGATATGTTGTTTAAATTCTTAGGCATTGAACAAATATCTACAAAGCTGCACTGGGATGATGCTTATGTGCCATATACAAACAATGCGAATGAAATAAATGCGGTTAATGTTATAAAAGACCTGTGCCTTCAGAACGACCGCTTTGGATGGATGAATAGGGACGGCAAGTTTGAATACCTAAAACTTCGCCAAAACAGTCAGGAAACAGGCGAAACTACTTCAGGAAAGAAGATTTATAAATATTATGATAATGCAGAGGTCCATCTTGATACGTTCAAAAGCTTTTGGGCGAAAGAGGGAAGAATCTGGTTTCCGCATACGATTCTCACAGATCCAGATCCTAATAGAGCGTTTGGATTTACGCAGGGCGAACCAACTGCACAGGAAGCGTATGAAAACAATGTCTTCTATAACCGTAACAGCTTTTTTGTGGGTAATGAGGACTGGATGGATTATGTATGGAACGCGGACGAATATGGTGGAATCAGCAGAGAAAAGCCGATTATCAACATCTGTTATGGTACTTTTGTAAATCAGGACTTGAGAAAATATTATCGAGCACAAGCCTACACAGTGGAGGTTATCGGAAATCCTCTTAACACTGTTGGGCAGACCGTAGAGCTGCGCGACACGAAGCAGATGGAAGATGGCACAGAATTAGAGTGGTATGTACATTCTTATGTCATGAGTAGGACTTTGAAGCTTGGAAACAGCCAGTTGATTGATACTTACAGTGCAAATAATGCACCTTTTAACAGTAACAGCCGACAGCTTGGAAAAGATACACCTGAGATATCCGCGACCGTAAACCGCACCCGATCAGAAATGCCAGTGGTAAGCTATGGATTCTCGGATGGTACGAGCGATTTCACCCCGGCTGCTGTTTCTGCTTCTGGAAACACTACAAAAAAGACAACATTACGTTGTATGAAGCGCATCAAAAAAGAAGATTATGATAAGCTTCCTGCAGCAATTCGTACCAGGAATGACACTATTTTCATGACATACAAGGAGAGTTAAATGGCAATAGAATATAAAGCTTTTTCCGGTGGAAGAGAAATAGATGGTTTTTATTCTGGTGGAAAAGAGATACAGGAAATATGGGGCGGTGACACACTTTTGTGGAGAAAGAAAGAGGATGTAGTTGAAGAAGATCCATGGTGGTTTGACTATGATCTGTATGCACGGTTTAAAAACCCTGCACCGTACAAGAGAGCAGAAGTTTGCTTCTCAGTACAAGCTAAATATGGAGTTCAATATGTCAATTTAGCATATGGATTTTGTGTGCGGGTGGTAAATGGAATATATATGGTTACAGCGGCGGCTGTGGACAATTCCAAGATGGAAGGGAGATATTACAATGGTGATACATCAATGGTTCCAACATGGAGACTTACAACGGATACTGGCGATACGGAATTTGCGTATTCTGATTCTGCAAATTGGGATGACACCTTAAAAAAATACAGCCTTTATAATACAAATCCGGAAAACGTACCGTTTTACTCATGGGGCGGAGCATTTGAAGAGAAACCGTTTTGGTTTAAGGATAGTGACAAACAGGCAGGGGTGCTTGATGTAACTTCTCCTAAAATAGCGGGCAGTGATGAACCAGAAGGTAAATATTATTATTATCCATCCAGACTTTTCAGCAGCGTGGGTGCTATGAAAAAATGGTTACTTGACATGTATAATAATCCGGATAAATGGTGGACAGATAAATAGTGATATATCAGGAGGAAAACAGAACATGAACATTCGAGCAGAGCCGTAACAGGCTCTTTTATTATACGCAAATTGCGCCCGCGCAAATAAAAAAGGAGGAAAGCAGAATGAAATCAAACGGATCAAGCTTCGTAGACGGACAGGCTTACAAAGACGGTGAAGAGATATGGGATCTCGGAAGCCTGGTATGTACAAATGTCCCGCTCCGGGGAGTAAGGAACTATGAGGGGTTAAGTAAGGACGTAGATAAGCTTCCCCACTACAAAGACCTGTCAACCGGAAGCTCCTGCCTGATGCTGGATACAGGGGACTTCTACAAATACGAGAAGAGTACCGATAAGTGGTACAAACTGTGAGAGGAGATGATGAAACTTGAGAGCAGATGAGGTATATGCAATTCTTAAAGGGAAACTTATTAAACTTACAGAAGACATAAAATCAATGGGTGACTGGGAACCCATACAGCACAAGGGAACCGTCCAGACTGCAGATGATCTTCCGGCTGATGCAAAAGAAGGCTGGATGTATAATATTGCCACAGACTCTATCTATGGAGCAGCTGGCATGAATGTAGTAAAGACTGCCGATGGATGGGATCCAATGGGACCGATCATTAACATGGCTCCGTATTTAATGAAGAAAGAAGCGGAAGAACTCTACCAACCGAAGGGAAATTACCCGACAAAAGAAGAGGTTAAAGAAGGATATCAGCCAAAAGGCAATTACCTTACAAACATTCCACAGGCAGCAGGAAATGTTCTTGGCGGTATCAAAGCTGAGCCAAAAACAGAAAAAGAGGTGGTTCCGGCAAAGATCGATCCTGACACCGGAAAGATGTACGTCCCAGAACTTCCTGGCTCAGAAGACCTGTCAAAAGAAGATACAACGCAGCAGATTCTCGAAAAATTACAAGAAGTGATCCCTCTTATCAATCAGATTGCACAGAACGGAACCGCAGGGTCTGTAAATGGCTTTTCTTTTGTCCATGGCGATGATGGAAGTGTAATGATAACCTATACACCGGATGGAGCATCGGAAGCAGAAGTTGCTGTATTCCCTCGGGAAACAACACAGAAGAAGATCTCTAAGGCGACAAAAGAGATTGCGGACAGTTTAAAGATCATAGCAGGAAAGGAAGATAAAGCATGAGTTTAGATATCATGAAAGAAAGCACACAGCAGGAGATCCTCAGCAATATGCAGCTGATATCTGCATTAACAGCCTCAATCGCAGGCGCGACTCCTGGAAGTGTGACAGTTGAAAGATGGAGCGACGTAGGAGATATCATTGTAACTGGTCTTGGAAAGAAGATATTTGCAATCGGAGATAAGTTTACAGATACATGGAAAGATACAGCTGATAACAGATCATATGAATTTCCGTGGAGATGCAACTGTTTCAGAAACGTAGAACTGGAAGACGGCAGTACAGTTCCTGGAATGTTATTACAGATGGCATATGCAACCCCATTCGCTGTGCAGTTCTCAAACGCAAGAGCATTCTTGCGTTGTCCGAATGGTTTAGCGGCTGGTACCTACAATGTCACATTTGGAGATACCTGGGGAAGCAAAGACGCAAAAGCAAACACCACATGGCAGTTTACCCTTACAAAAGCAGTCCCGACAGGCGGACGTTTGGCTGGATTCATCCAGATGCCGGACGTGGCAGCAACAAGCTGGAAAGTTACAGCTTACGCCGCAGATGGAATCACAAAGCTTGAAACAGTTCCCGTAACAAGCGGATCAGAAGGGACCTCACTTGGAACAATGAATCTTTCTTCCAGAAACGGAGATTTGAACTCCATGCAGGAAACAGGATATGGATGGAACAGATGGAAGACATCTGCATACCGACAGTACCTGAACAGTGACAAGCCAAAAGGACAGTGGTGGACACCGCAGGACGAATGGGACGTAGCACCAGATCAGTTGGCTACAAAGGACGGTTTCCTGCGGGGTATGCCGAAAGAGCTTCTTGACCAGATCCAGCCAGTAAAAGTGATCACATATACGAATACGGTAAATGATGGCGGAAATGCTGATGTGACTTATGACAAAGTATTCCTCCCGGCACTTGGTGAAATGTATTATGAACCTCAGATTGATGGAGAGGGAGAACCGCATGACTACTGGAAAGAACGCAGCGGATCAGCAACAAAACTGAAACAGTACACAGCATATCCGAACATGATCACATATGCAGTTGAGAACCATACATCAGCTCAGATTGTGCGCTTGCGCTCGGCGTTTCGTGGCGTTGCGCTTTACGCCTGGGTTGTCAACTCAGATGGCGGCGCCGGCTACTACTACGCGTTCAGCGCGTATCGTTCCTCCCCGCTTGTCGCAATCTGCAGAAAATCAGCATAATCCCCGTACCCACGGATACGGGGATAGAAAAGAGGAAACATGTCAGTAAATAAAAGTGATAGGAATGTAGCGGACACTCCACAGAACAGACATCTGGATGCAGCATGGAAAGCCAGAGGGCTTTCACTGCATACAATGAAAATCTGCAAAAACAAGAATGTCTTTCTTCCGGAATATCAGTCCGCACTCACAGACGATATCATCAGACTCTCAAAGGACATCTATTTAAAAGTCCGCAGGTCAAACAACATCAGAATGGATGTCAAAGACCCGGCAAGAAAAGCGAAGAACTGGGAAGTAAGAAGTAATCTGCAGGTATCAGCAATACTGGATTGCAACGATATGCTCTATCTGATAGAACTTGCCAGAGCATTGTTTCATCTGAAAGGGAAGAAAGCGGAATACTGGTCTGATCTTACATTGGAAACGAGAGAATACATCAAAAGATGGCATGAATCCGATGTAGACAGATATAAAACATACACAAGATAAAATCATGGGATGTAGGCTATAGCTCAGAATGTGCGCTTGCGCTCGGCGAATCGTGGCAATGCGAATAACGCCTGGAATGTCAACTCAGATGGCAACGCCAACAACAACAACGCGTTCAACGCGTATCGTTCCTCCCCGATTGTCTTACATAGGGCATCATAGCTGTTACATAGTAACGGTTGTCCCGAAGGCATTAGACAAGGAGCCGAAATCCCATCCGAAAGGATAAACAATACCCGTTACGATGCACGTGACTCCACACGGAGCCTGCCAGTGCTATCACGTGGCGGGACAAGATAAATGAAAGAATATATAACAGGGTTTGACCAGCTTTATGGATCAGCGTGGAAATGCCAGGCAAATGTAACCTGGAAGCCTTCGGTAAAGTCATTCATGTTAAATGCCGAAGAGAATATCCATAGAATGCACAAACAGACTCAAAGCGGTACCTGGAAACATGGAAAGCCAAGAAAGAAGATCATCACATACCCGAAGAAAAGGGAAGCCCTGAGCATCCCGTACAAGGACAGAGTGTATCAGCGCAGCATTAATGATAACTCCCTGTATCCGCAGATGACAAGAAGCTTCATATATGCGAACTGCGCCTGCCAGACAGGAAAAGGTACAGATTTTGCCCGAAAACTGGTTAAAAAGTATATGTGGAATTATTTCTGCAAATATGGGAACCAGGGATACGTAATGCAGATAGATATTCATGGCTATTATCAAAACATGAAGCATGAGGAAGTAAGTAACTGGTTTGAAGCAAAAGTAGATCCAGATACTTACGAAATGTCAATGAGCGTACTGGATACACAGTACAGTGGAGACACCGGATATAATCCCGGAAGCCAGATGGTGCAGATTGCGGGCATATCCTTATTAGATCCGTTAGATCACCATATCAAAGAACAACTCCATGCGCACTATTACATCCGGTATCAGGATGATTTCTGGATTCTTTGGTATGACTACGAAGAATTGAAAAGTTGGTTTGAAATTATAAAGATAAAACTAAAAGAAAAGGGATTCGAAGCAAATGAGAAGAAATCCCGCATAACCCCATTGTCGAAAGGATTCCGGTTTTTGGGATTTGATTACAGAATGACGGAAACCGGAAAGATAATCATGACTCTGAACTCTCAAAACACAAAACATGAGAGAAAGAAGCTTGTCCGGATGACTCACAAAGTAGCCAAAGGTGAAATGGATGATTCCACAGTGGATGAAAACTTTAGATGCTGGAAGAATAACGCCAGCAAAGGGAATTCAGAGAAATTGATAAAACGAACAGAGAGATACTTGGAACGTCTCAGAAAGGAGCATTATGCAGTACCAGAAAAAAACATTAAGCCCACAGGAAGAGGCAGAAAACGAGATCCTGAAAGCGGCTGTTGCAAGCCAGCAGGAAGAACTGACAAAAACAAAACTTCTTCTTCAGTATGTAGCTGATATGACAGATGTTTACATTCCGGAAGAATCCGAAGAAACAGAGGAGGGAACAACAGATGAGCAAAATGTATAAGACCTTGTTGCAGCTTAAAAAAATCTACAAAAGAGAAGCCTGGCTGAAAATGGTAGAGCAGGCAAAAGAAAAGAATCGGATCACCGAAGAGGAATACAAGAAACTCACAGAGGAAGAATCATGAGCATTTTAACAGGCATATTAACATACCTTGCAGGAGGAATCACAGGAGTCTTGCTTATGTGTATCCTCAAAGCAAGTAGAGAGGACGACGATAAATGACAAAACTTCAGATTATCTCAAAACTCTGGTCCATCATCTTCGATCTGATTCTGATCATAAAAGGAGAATCAGATAAAACTCTCGAACAGATAGAGAAAGACGTAGACCTGGCAGAATACCACTGCCGGAGATACACCGATACAGACGATGATGAACTTCCAGAGAATATAAGAGCAGAGCCATTAAAAGACATATTGCCGTTTTAAAATTGCGCCGGCGCAATTGCCGGAGAAAGAGTGAAACAGTGAAAGAAATACTCATACAGACATATACTATTGTATTACCGGTGCTTTTGGGCTATATCGTCTGGCTCTTAAAGAATCAGAAGAAAGACCGGGACGCAAACAGCAAAGGCACCATGCTCCTGCTCCGTACACAGCTGATTGAGTATCATGCGAAGTACATGAAACTGGGAAATATCCCTTCCTATGCCTACCAGAACTTCTGCGAAATGTATGAAGCCTATCATGCGTTGGGCGGGAATGGCATGGCAACCAAAATGAAACAGGAAATTGAAGAATTGCATATTAAAAGAAAAGGAGAGTAACTATGGACGTAAATACAATGATGCAGTATGCAACTTATGGTCTGGCACTGATCGGAGGCCTTGCCTTCCTGGTGTCAATTATCGTGCAGGTAATCAAAGAACTTCCAGGATTGAAGAACATTCCGACAAGTATTGTAGCTCTTGCGGCATCCCTGGTCCTGTGTCCGGTAGCATTAACAGTCTTATGTACATACATGAAGATTGTGATTACATGGTACTATGTATTTGCTTCTTTCCTTGCAGCATTCGTAGTTTACTTAGTAGCAACAGGCGGCTGGGAAAAGATAAAAGAGATCTGGGACAGAACAAAGTATAAAGATTCAGAGGGCGAGTAATCGTCCTCTTTTAGGAGAATACAATGCAGAAAAATAATGTAGAGGTTCTGAGAAAAATCCTATATGCAGTAGAATCCGGAAATCAGATTTACGGAGAACAGGACTACTCGGCTTTCTCAGAAACCGGTGAGAACTGTGATAATGAGAAAGCAATCACAATCGGTGCCGGTCAGTGGTACGCGGATGAAGCGAAAGAACTGCTGCACAGGATCCAGAGAGGGAATCCAAAATTATTCAAGGATATGGATAATGAGAATCTGGAAGCTGATCTGCTTAAAAAGAGTTGGGACACATATACAGTGAGCAGGGAATCCGCAAAAGGCAGGCTTATCATTGATATTATCAGCACTGACCTCGGGAAGAAATGCCAGGATGATTATATGGAAGATCAGATTATCGACTACTCGGCATCTATTGAAAAAACATACGGAGAAATGCCAGATGATGCAATGATGGAGTGCATCAATATTTTTCATCAGGGCGGTAACTGTGCATTGAAAAGAATTCTGTCAAAGACAGCAAGACCATATACAGCAGACAAGATTTATGTAACACTGTGCCGGGATCCGGCAGACCCGACACCGAACCAAGTAGGCGACTATGAAGGCAGACAGAAAGCGGTGATCAGCATGATTCGGAAGTATGCTGTGACTGCGGAAAGAAAGGAAGATGCGGCAATGACAAAGACAGAAAAAGCAATCAAACAAATGGAATCGTGGGCGGCAGACAACTCCCATGGGTATGATCAGATATACAGATGGGGAGAAAAAGGAGATTATGACTGTAGCTCTGCTGTGATCAGCGCATGGCAGGCAGCAGGCGTTCCAGTCAAGACAAAAGGAGCAACTTACACAGGCGATATGAAAGCAGTGTTCCTTTCCTGCGGCTTCGCTGATGTGACCAGCAAGGTTAACCGGTCGACAGGTTCAGGACTCCAGAGAGGTGATGTGCTACTTAACGAGGCACATCATGTTGCAATGTACTGCGGGAATGGAAAAGAAGTAGAAGCATCTATAAACGAAAAAGGTACTGCGACAGGCGGACAACCGGGAGATCAGACTGGAAAAGAATTCTTAGTCAGAAGTTATCGAAACTATCCGTGGGATTGCGTCCTGCGGTATCAGGAAAGCAACTCTGCCAGCGCTACAACCACCGAAAAAGTAGCATATGTAGCCAGAATGAGTAAGGATACTCAAACCTATATTGATGCAGGAAAAACGAAATCTACGCTCTGGCCAAAGCTCAAGAAAAACACTCTGGTGGATGTGATCAGAGGAGCAACTATCAAAGATTCTGCCGGAAAGAAATTCTACCTTGTCCGACTCGGACATCCGACAGAAGGATTCGTCAGAGAATATGTAGCAGCAGGTAGTTTCAAGAAATTACAAAAGAACAAATCAAAAGTTTAAAGAGAGAAGATGCAATCTATATGTAGAAATACAACAACTGAATTAACACGAAATTTTCTTAAAACATATGAATAGCCAACACATAGCTAACATTTGGACATAAAATGCTTGAAAAACAGAGACTTTCAGTTTCCATCGAGGAAGCTGCTAAAGCTGGCAAGTTCTAATTCATATAAAAGAAAATAAAGTGTAAGCGCGTTGAAAGTGCCGTAAACTCATGGGTTTGCGGCACTTTTGTTATGTGGAGATAAAAGGTACGACTTTAGAACGAAACAGTCTCAAAAAGCACAAAAAAATTTGTGTAGCTAACACATAGCTAACACGTAGCTAACACACGTAGCTAACACTTTTAGACACGAAAAAAGCGGCAGATAAGCTCTGCCGCAGATCATTATTTTGTAATTTTCTCCATCTCATTTTTCAGATCCTCCAGAGTACGGTGGGTATACACTTTTTCTGTGATATCCCGCACTTCATGTCCAACAATCATTTTCAATATATACTCATTCATATTGACATCTTTTGCCTTTGTGATAAAGGTGTGCCTGGTATCATGTGGCTTATGATCCATTCCAAGCCTGGACATCACCTTTCTGAAACGTCCACGATATTTGTCATAAGTCAGGTGGGTACCTTGCTGACCGTCCGGATCATTGAAAAGGTATTCGCTTCCCATCCTGGTAGCCAGATTATAATTTTTGATGACCAATTCGGTCACTAATGGATGGATCGGAACAACTCGGTTCTTTCCTGCGTCCGTTTTCAATCCTCCGGTGTAGGTCATGTTTTCGAGATTAATATCTGCAATCTTAAGCACAGCCAGCTCCTGCGGACGCCATCCAGAATAAATACCGATCAGGATCATATCAACAAAAGGAATTTCGAGATGCTGCCAGAGAGATTCGATTTCCTGATCAGAAAAAGGAACGCGGACGATCTGAGGGGCAGCACGCTTAACTCCGTCACAGAGCTGCGCATAATCCTTATCAACAATCTCATGTTTCATAGCGTATTTATACATAAGATTAAATACACTCTTGATCCTGCCTTTTGTGCTGTCACCCACATCTGCATTTTTTATTGTCTGCTCCAGGTGCTCCACACGGATATCCTTCATTCGCATATCATACAGAGGCTTGCAGTATCGATACGCAGCAGTGACTGTTCTGGTACTGGAAGCACCGATTGTAGGAAAATAGCTGGCAGTCCATTTCTCATAAACATCTGAGAAAGTAAGAGTTTCAGCGTCCAGATCGTAAGGATTTTCGTTATAATGCGTCAGAGCAGTAATAGCTTCCTGCTTGGTAGCAAAATATCCGATCGTCTTTCGAACCTGCTTTGTTTTTTGACCTTCCTCATCAATGTTCCATTTCATTGTCTTAACTGCCATCCAGGGTCTTCGCCTAAAACGGTCTTTTAATTTATACACAGATCCAAAACCATTTGGTAGTTTCATAGCATTACCTTTCTAAAAAAGAGTATAAAAAATACACCTTTGCAGGTGTGAAAAAATATGCTATAATTCTAACTGTCCAGGAAAGAATTGAGCACACAACTGCAAAGATTCTTAAAAGCCGTCTCTATTATCAGTAGGGGCGGTTTTATTATGATTAATTATGAGATTTCCAATTTGACCGCATAATAAGTCCGACAATAAAATAAATACCGCCGGTACAGAAGCCAAACGTAATAATCCAGAACCAGCTCAGGTACCAAGGCATTTTCCGATACCTATTTGGAGTATAAGAAGTAGCGGACGCTGACGAGGCAGCAGACGCAGAATTATTAATAATAATATCTCTGCCAGTATTGAGCATCTCGACTTGTTTTCCACACTTAGGGCAGACTACACAATCCGAATCAATTATTTCTCCGCAATGTTTACAATATTTAGTTCCTTGAGACATACATTTCTCCTCCTTTGCTGACGTATAGTAAAAATGTTTTTGCTAAGAATAAAAATATGAAAATATTACTAAGTGAAATCATGTATAGCAAAAACATTTCAGTAAGGCAACTCTCAAACATGTCCGGAATATCTAAATCCACGATCAACAACATCATGAATGAAACGTATTCCCCAACACTGGATAACCTTGAGATACTCGCCAAAGCATTAAAAGTGCGAATTACCGATCTCTTTGAGTCGGAATATAAATAAAAAGTGTCCAGAATTCTGGACGATTTTCCGTATCAGGAATTTCTTTCCTCTTTTAATAGTATAATTAGAAAAAAGGAGGAAAGAAGCATGAACGGAAGAATATTTTTCACAGAACGCTCTCCTTAAATCTTGCAATAGACGAATATTTGTTATAAAATAAAAAAACAAACATACGTTCGATAAAGGGAGGTACATAAACATGGGAAACGAAAAATACATTACTCTTATCATTGAATTAATCAAAAAAAATCAGTCTCGCGCAAAAGAAATCTATTACCTCATTCTTGGATTTCTGGAAGGATAATCCTCAAATCAAATAATCACGAAACTCCGGAAGGGTAGCCATAAGGCTACTCTTCTTTATTTTTTTCAAATTTCTTAAATTCATTATAAATGTAATCCCAGTATTTATCCGGCAGATCCATCAGCATATTAATACAGAACTTCTTAAAATCATTCTGTTCGTTTCCCAACTTGCCGACCGTATTCAGATATCGCATATCTTCCGGAATAAACGCATTCTCAGGGCCGCCAGCTCCGGTTCGTAACCAGTCCTCATTCACTGCAAATTCACTACAAATAGACTTAAGCATAAGATCTGTTAAATTTCTATTTCCATTTTCAATATTGGAAATAGTGGATTTAGAAACGTTACCAATACGCTCACCGAATTGTTCCATTGTCAGCTGAGCTTTTTTACGAACCAATTTGACACGTTCACCCTGCGTCATTGTCTCACCTCCTTCTCTGCTTATAAATCAAGAATACCACCGCAGTAAGCGAAAGTCAATAGAAAAAGTTTTCAAACGAAACAAAAATTAGTTGACAAAGTATTCAAACGAGAATATAATGTATTCAAAAGAAACAGAAAGTGAGGTGAGAAACACGATGAGCAGCGAAAAGATAATCAAACCGATTATTACGGTAGAGAACTCAGGAAACCCAACAAGAGTAAAAATTCTCGGAGTCGACATCAGTACGGCTCTGACAGAAGTTAACTATTCGGCTACGGGATGCAACGATAGCCGAATAGGTCTGGAGATTTCAATTAGCAGGTTAATTGAAATCTTGACGGAAATTACGCCAGAGGACATAAGGAATGCACAGGAAATCCTTGCATCATACAAGGAATCCCGTGTACACCTCAAAGAAAATATTTCATAAGAATTCTAAGAAAAAACGCGGGCCACGTTGGAACATGATTGATAGTTACATGAGCCTTAAGACTCTTTCACTAAACAAGCGGAGAGTGTGGAAAAGTCACCGCCTGTATAAGTGAAATACAGAAGCTTGTAACCAAGCTTTTCATATTTTTTAATCAGTACACTGGAATGCACTGTTTTATAAATTTTTATAATATCACCTCCTTCCCAAGAGGCGATTCGTGACCCGCAATCAAATTATATCACAGCAAATTAGAGAAGAGGTGAAATGGAATGAAGAAAGAGAACCTTACAGAAGAAAAGATAAAAGAAAGATGGAAACAGATGGAAGAAATGAACGCAATCTGGGATGCTCTGACAGAAAGACAGAAGGGATATCTGGATGGATGCATGGCAACAGTTGCGGCACTGGCCGGACAGAAAAGAGCAGGATAAGGAGAAAAAATGAAATCAGTAGAAGAAATCAGAAATGAAATTAAGAATAAGCACCTCACGCTCAGAGAACTGGATGTGTACATGACAAGAGCCGGGTACCATCCGAATTTGGAAGATGCAGACCTTGACATGATCGGAAAAGACGAAAAAGCCATCTATTTTGGAAAAGAAGAGGACAGAAAAGTAGAAATCGGACTTCTGATCACACGCCGTTCAGCACTTCCGGATGCGTTCGGAGCAATCGTCACGAATGTTTATAAACTGCAGTAAAGGAGACACATATGAACGCAGGAAAAATCACGACCGCAGAAGCAGCGGCAATCATTAATGCATCGCCACAATTCGTCCGGGTGGCGATGCAACAGGAGAAGCTCCCGATCGGGACCGCTATTAAGATGTCCACAGTCTGGACTTATAACATATCTGAGAAACTTCTGGCGGAGTACAGCGGGAAAGACGTAAAGAAAGAGCTGGAAGAAATCAGAAAAAAGACAGGAAGGAGGTGAAACGGCATGGAACGTAACGTGATCATATCGCTGATAGCCGGCTACATCACATCCCTCCTTCCAGTGTGGACCTGGGACGGCAAAGTAGAACTGGTTACAGCAACAATGACACTCAGCATTGTGTGGCTGCTGATTTTGACCTGGATTCAGGAGCTGGCCAAGAGAATTAAAAAAGCCCTCACATCCGCCAACGTGAGAGCCTTTAAATAATTAATTAAGATAAGTTAAGACAAGTATAAGAAAAACAAGAGAAAAAGTCAAGGAGGAAAATTAATGTTAAAGACAGATTTTAACGGATATGCAGAATTTGCCGAAAAGATATTAAAGGCAGAGAGCAATCAGGAAAAGAAAAAACTCTACACTGAAAGAATACAGATGTGGGTAGGTAAGCTGGAGAATATCTTGTCTCCTATTCCAGCGGCTGACGAAGTTTTTGCATTAGTCGCATTGCATGTGATTACGGAAGCACTGGAAAAAGCTGATCCAGAAGCAGCTCTTATGGCAGGAAAATTCCAAAAAAGATTAGGCTACAAAATGGAGACCGAGAAAATAAACTCAAATATGACCGAAGCAGCTGCAAGGGCATACACAGAAGTTATTTTTAAGAAATAAAAAGACCCATGCTGGAAACATGGGTCAGGCTTAGCGCCTTGGGTTAATTGACATACAACAAGTATAACACCAAGGCGCCGAAAAGTCAATTCAGCAGGGGAAACCTGCTATATTTTTAACTTTTTTCAAGACGGGCAAAACAGCCCTTTAGAACTTGATTAAGGGTATTAAACTTACGACGCCGAGGTGGAATATGAGGTGCGGATATATAAGAGAAACATGGGAGTGTGGAGAGACTTTAGAGATAGAGGAGAAGCACACCGGTAGATATGGAGCCAGGGGACAGAAGAGGGAGAAGAAGAAAGAACCCACCCCAGAGGACATAGCGAGGCAGAACCAGTGGAAGAGAGTCAGAGATCTCCGGAGACTAACGAAGTGGAACTTTAACACAGGAGATTGTTGGATCACCCTCACATATCAGAAAGATTTAAGACCAAGCTGGGAAGAAATGATGAAGCACATGGAGAAATTCATCAGACAGCTTCGAACCGCTTACAAAAAATATGGATGGACTCTGAAATATATCTGGAGACCACAGATAGGAAAAAGAGGTGCAATTCATATTCATATTCTCGTTTCCGCATACTCAAATACAGAGACCAGAACAGAGAAACTGGTTAGAGAATTCTGGCCGCATGGAAACCCGAACATGAAGGTAGTCTATGATCTGAAAACTGGAGACCTGGCAGAGTACATAGCAACCCCACTGCAGGAATGGGAACCGGAAGAAGCGAAGAACTTCCACCCTTCCAGAAATCTGATCAGAAAAGAACCAGAGAAGGAAACAGTAAGAAGACGAAGTCTGATAGATAAGCAAGGTAGGGTTCGAGAACCGAAACCTCCAAAAGGTTACTACATAGACGAGAATTCTATTGAAAAGGGAATTAATCCGGTCACTGGATATGCGTACAGAAGATACATTCTTGTGAAGATGCAGATTTGAGAGGAGATGAGACATTGAAGAAAGTAGATATATACATTGAGACCAGCAGTACCTTCCAGGGCGCTACAAACAGAAAATGTGGATATGTCCTCTCAACAGTAATCAACAGTGAGGAAAAAACCAGAGAGGGATTCGGACACATTCACGGAACCTATCATCAAACTGTTCTGACCACACTGGCAGAAGCTTTGGAGCGAATGGCGGTACCATCCGAGATCTGCATCCATACGAGGGATATGTATGTAGCCAGCAGGATTCCGAAACTGGAAGAAATGGCTGGATCCGGATGGAAAGACGTGAAAGAAGAACCGATTAAGAATGCAGAAGAATGGGAAAGAGTATATGCAGCTGTACATACTCTTCCAGAAGCACATGAATTGTCTGCAAGATCTGGAAAACACAGTTATTCCGGATGGCTGCAAGAGGAGTTTGAGAAGCGTGGATGTGAAAGAGTTATGGGGACACGGATGGAGCCTGCGACCAGAACAGGATCCACGAACAATGGAATGTCTGGGTACCATTATTAAGTCAGGTATCCGGTTTACATATTACAAAGATGAACAGGGAGGAATATGGTTTGAAGACGAACCAGTTAAAGGAAAACCAGAGTGGATGCAAAAAGCAGACAGAGAAAGAAGAAAACGTCATGGAATCTATCATGGATGAATTCTCAGAGTATATCTGCGATCACCTCTGCAAATATCCAGAACAGATTAAGGACCAGGAGAAGCTGGAAGAACACTGTACAGAGCATTGTGAACATGGGAGATTTCATTGCGCAGTGCTGAATGAGTACAACGAAATCAATAGTTTTGGCAAGACAGCAGCTTATCAACTCATGAAAAAGTACAAAAATATTGTGCTTTGCAAAGAATGCATCTACAAAAGCCATTCAGAAAAGCTGAACATAGATTACTGCAGATCAGGAAATACAATGGGTAAATTCTTGGAACCCGGAGATGGCTGTAGCTGTGGAAGAAGAAAAGAATAGAGAAAAGGGGAACGATTATGAGAACAATTGCAATTATCAATTTAAAAGGCGGGGTGGCAAAGACCACATCAAGTATCAATATTGCTTATATTCTTTCTACAAAGGGCAAGAGAGTCCTTCTTGTAGACAACGACAAACAGGGAGACTGTTCGAGGGGAATGAACCGGCGCACTCAGGAAGGGGCTGGAATAGATAAGATCATGGTTGACAAGAAACCGGATATGACATGCCTGATCCAGAAGACGGATTATGAGAATTTGGACGTGATCACTGCAAACTTAAACCTCCTGACGGCAAACATGGAGGTGACAATGGACCGCGTAAGGCCTCAGCAGACCAGATTAAAGAACGCCCTGCGACAGGTGAAGGATAATTATGATTTCTGTGTGATCGATAATGCTCCGGATATCAATATATCGGTCATCAATGCGCTGACGGCAGCAGATGACGTATTGATTCCGGTAGAAGTTGATGATAATACCACGGAAGGGATGAATGAGCTTCTGGATCAGATTGATGAGATCAGATGTGAATTAAATCCGGAACTGAAAAATGTGAAGTGTTTTATCAGCAAATACAATAAATACAATGAAGCCCACAGCCAGGGAGCAGAAATCATTCGAGAATGGTACCCGACCATGAATACACTGATCAGAAATTCTCTTGCAGTTGCAAAGAGCACATATGCAAGAATACCGGTTGTGGCATTTAGCAAGAGATCTGCGGCAGCAGAGGACTATCAGAACCTTGTAGAAGAATATCTGCAGATGATAAAGGAGTAAGAAATGGGAAGATTTAGTGTCAGAGACATGCTTGGTAAACAGTCCATTCCGGAAAGAAGAGAAGAGCAGACGATAGTATACAGAGACCCAAGGGAACTGGTACCAACAAAAGAGAACTTTTACAACACAAGAAATATAGACAAGCTTAAAGCGTCTATAAAGATAACCGGATATCTCATGCAGCCAATCCTGATAGAGAACATAGACGGAAAAGACCAGGTACTTGCTGGCCACCGCCGACGGTTATGCTGCATTGAATTAGTCAATGAGGGAGACACCAGATTCGAAAAGGTTCCATGCATGTATGCAGCAGAGATAAAGATTTCAGAAAATGAAGACTTATCACCAGAGCAGAAGGAAGCAATAACTCCTTTCCTGCGCCAGTTTAAAGTAATTCAGGCAAACAACTACAGAGACAAAAACGACTGGGAAAGAATGCAGGAAGCTCTTGAGATGGAGAAGATCGTAAAGAATCTGAAAGAAAAGGTGGGAATCACCGGAACAGTACGCGAGAACTTAAAAGATCTTCTGGGAGTATCAAACGCTCAGTTCGGAAGATACAAGAATATAAGCAATCATTTGATTCAGGAACTGATGGAAGAGTTCCAGGATGGAGGAATCAATATTTCCGTGGCAGATGCGGCCGCTTCACTAAAACCAGAGTTACAGCAGCAGGCATATGAAATGTTTATGAAAAATAAAGTCCTGTCTCTTCCGGATATCCAGCTTTTAAAAGATCGGCAGGAACTTGACATTCCAGGGCAGATGACCATAGAGCAGGCAACCAGGCAGCAGAAGCCACAAGAAGACGAAACACCTATTCCTGTAGACCTGCAGATAGAAAGATTCTTCGAAAGCTTAAAGAAGAATACAACGGCCCGGATTCGCAACGGAGACAAGCTAATGAGCGTAAAAATGCTCAGTATGTTGTATTGCTATGTAAAAATCCGCAACGGATATCTTAATTACCAGGGACATCAGGATAAGATTACCTTCAATCCGGATAGCCAGGAAGAAGTAGAAATGTCCTGGCAGGAGCTGACAGAGGAACTGCTCAAACGTTATTCCGTCAAAAAACTAGTCAAAATGACCACAATTGACGCCCCGGAGAAGCCAGATAAGAAAGAAATCAATTCCGGAAAGTGCATTCACAGAGAAGGATTCCACTGCACTCTTTCAGAAGCCCAGAAGGTAGCAGAGGGAAACGGAGAGAAATGCAATGAAAAATGCTGCTGGAACTGCAAAAAGCATGGAGATTGCGGGTATGAGTGTAATTCATCCGCGCATCGTCCGACTGAACAGCCGGAACAGAAAGAAAAAACCGAACCGGCAAAATGTATCACAGGAAAATCTGGATCAGGAATATGCGGGGCAGCCGCTTATTGCGATAACCCATATAATTGTTGCTCACAATGCCCGGAAGATTGCAATAGCCGCTGCGGATGGATAGAAAAGAGCTGCCAACCGGCAGCAGAAACGCTGGACAAAAAGCAGCAGAAAGACCATACCGGCGAAACCGCCGAAATGGTGAAAGATACTGTAAATACAGATCTTCCAGCCGCTTGGCCAGACTGCTTAAAAGATCTTCCAATTCCGACAGATACAGAGATTACAGATTTCCTTTATCGAAAAGAAACAGAGCTAAAGGAAATGATAAAAGTCGAAGAAGAAGAGCCTGGATTCCCGCACATGGTACTTATGCAGCAGCAGATGCTTGTTGCTGGGTTGAGAATAATCAAGAATATTGTTGAAGATTGTCAGGACGAAGAAGCAGAAGAACCAGAACAGGCACCACTTCCGATTATGAGAAACAATGATCAGAGGAAGGAATGGCTAAGAAACTACAAGGACTGGGGCATCTGGTACGAAGACAAGAATACAGGAATCAAATATTACAAATATGACTTTGAAAATGGAGCACGTTTGATTGCAGAAGAATATGCACCGGATTTAGGAATCAATAAAAGCTGGCGGGCGTCAAGCGTAACAGAATCATATTACATGCACCTGGTAGGAGGATCTGAACCAGATCAGGCTGGCGGCGCGCCAAAGTGGACATACCATACGCGATATAACAAATATCCGAACAGCGAGTCAGAGCTTGTAGAATTCTTGAAGGAGATTCAGAAATGAGCAAATTAGATCAGTATATGCAGGGACGTACAGAGGGCATGGAATTTGCCCTCCGTCTTGCAAAAGATAAGGGAATAGAAGAACTGGAGAAAGAAGTCAGATTCCGTAACCGAACAGGAGTCTCATTAAACCTTACCAGGCAGGAGATAGCAGCAGGATCACAGAATATCAAGAACATGACGTTTGATACAATGCTGGCAATGAGCCTGATGGTTTTAAGAGATGAGTTTGATTTCGGGAAGAAGAGACTCGAAAGATTCAAGGACAGATTCACTGAGAAAGCTGCATCTCTGGCAGAAGACTATTGCACATGGTTGGACATAGTAGACGTACTCAAGGAAGAGACTGGAATAGAATTAGAAATCCGGTGGAACAACAAGAAATGACCGATTCGGTCACTAAAAAAGGGTGCCCTAAAATTCACATAGATACATATCCTTCCTGCGTGAGCCTGTCAGATCGCAGGAAGGAGAAAGGAGATTCAGACAGGAATGACAAGACCTGAAATTACAAAGAATTTGTCAGAAGCTATCGAGAGAAAAATTAATCCATATAACGATCCAAGGATATACTGGGCGAAAGAGGTGACGTTCGATTATAGTTCTTCTCATGCTATTAGAGTTGATTATATGAAATTTAAGCCAGTAAACAACAGCGTGTCAGGAATAGAAAAAGGAGACTTCTATTGTTACGAAGTTAAGTCGTCAGTGGAAGATTTCCGCTCAGGACATGGACTGAATTTCGTAGGAGACTACAACTACCTGGTAATGGAAGAAAAAGTATACGCTGCGGTGAGCTTGGAAATTCCATATTATGTTGGGATATATATTCCGGACGGAAATGAACTGGTATGCATAAGAAAAGCCAAAAGACGCGACAGAACAAAACCGACATCAGAAATGCTACTGATGATGTTCAGATCGGCGAATAGGGATTACAGAAAGAAATTAAAGGAGAAGAGTCAAAAGAAAGGAAGTAAAGATGGAGAAAAAATGTAAAACTTGTATCGATAATGACTGTGATCTCTGTGACCAGAGAGAAATCCTCGTAGAGGACGAAGATCCTTGCGATAAATGCAGCGAATATGGAGGTGATTACTACAGAGACGAAAATGGGGAAATCATTTGTAGATGTCTTGAATGCCCTGATGGTCCGTACCAAGATCAGGAGAATGATACCAGAAAAGAGAAACAAGATGCAGAAGAAAGAAATAGATAATCTTAATGATACCATAAAATGGTTTAAGACAGTAAGAAGAAACAATGATATGGCTTGCATCCTTCCAGATCACCCGATGATGAAAAACATCATTAAATGGCTTGAGAAATTAAGAGAATACGAAAACCGTCAGGAAAAAGGAGAAAAACGCGATAAGTCAGTATTAGTTATAGATACACCAGAATCATGTGCGCAGTGTCCCTTCCTTAATGGTTCGGATGAGTGTGTGATGCAGGGTGAAGATGCAAATTTTGATGCAGATTCGTTCAATGATCTGATGAATAGATGTCCATTGAAACCATTGCCGGAAAAGGTTGGAATGACGGCAGGATTTACGTATTGGAATGGTATGGCTGATGGGTGGGATAGTTGCATTGATGAGATTGTTAGAGAAGGAAAGGACATTTAAGAATATGAGCAGACAGGAACAGATATGTGAAACCTGCAAAGAGAATGATAACGGTTTCTGCGATCGCATTGGACGCCTGGTAGAAGATGACGACTGGTGCGCAAAATGGAAAACCAAAGAAGTCTCGGAATGGAAAGCAAGGATGATGAATACATTTCTGGCCGGACACTGAGAGGAGGGCAGAAATGATCCCGTTTTTATACGATGTAACAGACAGATCAGGCAACCTGGTGATAAGCAATGCAACATTTGCAGAAGTAGTGAAAGGTTTAAACTGCTCAAAAGCACAGGCGAACAATGCAAGGACTTCCGGAGACTTAATCTTCAGAAAGTACGAGATGTACAAAGTTGATCGGAAATTAAGCAGAGTGAAGGATATCGCATTGCTTCAGGAATTTGATACCGTCCGTCTCCGCTTGCTGGGATATAAGAAAGGTGACAGGAAATGAATAAAAGACAGAAAAAGAAACTATTTAAGAAAATGACCAGGAACAATCCACCAGAATGGTTGTCATACAGCGGCAAATTATACCATAACCTCATCGAAAAACCGTGGGGAGGACTGACAAAGCTAAAGAAGCAGGAAGCCACCAGAGCAGTAGAAGACTTCAACCGGAACATTCAGGATAGAAACGCTCAGATCAGAGCATCACGGAGGTACACCAGGTGAATCAGGAAGGATTGTTATTCCCAAAAGGAACCATTAGAAAAAAACGAAAGAAGCACCACAAAAGTATCATAGACAGAGATGTAAAAGGCCAGTGTTTCATCTGCAGTAAAACGGGCTATACAGAACGCCATCACATCTATGGCAGTGCAAACCGCAAATACTCCGAGCAATATGGCTTAACCGTATATCTTTGTCCGGAGTGCCACAGGACTTCAGAGACTGCCGTACATAGAAACAAGGAAGTCCGAACCACCTTGCAGCGAATCGGCCAGAGGACATTCGAAAAAAAGTGCGGCAGCAGGGAAGAATTTACAAAGATGTTCGGAAAAAACTATCTGGAGGAAGAATAAATGAACATAGGAAAAGCAACCGCAATATTCAAAGATATCCATAACGAAGAAACAGAAGTAGAAGACAAAATCACAGCAATCCAGGAAGTGATCGATATGCCTACACATAACAGCATCACGAAGAAGAGTATGCTGGAGGCACTTCGCTGGCTGATCGAAGAATATATCTAAGGAGGCACACGAGATGAATGATGACAGAGCAAAGACCTGTAAACACAGTACCGGACAGATTGGCCAGCTTGCAGTATACGTCCTTCCGACATGCCCGAACATGAATATGATCAAAGGAAGATTCGTAACCACCAGACAGAGATGCCGTAAATGCAGATTCTACAAGGAGAAAAATGAAACCGAAAGAAAAGATAATTGAAATCATAAGACATTTAACCATGGCGTTAAAAACCTTGTATCAATATATCCACAATATCCATGAAGACTGTGGAAAATGTATATGCGCAAGAGAAGATAGCGGAAGATGTTGGATGGGAGGATGCGACGAAATAGAAACCAGCGTGTCCAACTTGGACACGAAGAATGACCGAATCGGTCAGAAAGGAGAAAATAAATGAATTTCAGCAAAAGTAATATTCCATTAATGAGACTGGGAGATATAAGAAGAACCCTGAAAAAGAGATTCAATGTAATTCCAGGGCATAAGATCAAATTAGAGGTAAGGACACGTGATGATGGAAATTGCTACAAGATAGAACATCGTACTGCAACGGTCATCAAACTATATCCATATGTGATACAATTACAGTTAGAGAACGGAATATGCATATCTCCGGGATATGCAAAGTTATATCTTATGCTCCACGGAGCAGAGTAGCAAAGACAGGAGGAAAGACCGAAATGAATAAGGACTTGCTGAAACAGTACATAGATGCAAAAGAACTGATCAAAGAGACGGAAGCTGATATCAGACGTCTGGAGAAAAGAAAGACAGAGAAGGCACAGGACGTTGTATCCGGAAGCAATTCGGAATTTCCTTTTCAGGCAAAACATTTTGTGATTCAAGGAACATCATACTCAGTAAGAGATGCGGCAAAAGAATCCAGAGAAAGAATTCTTTTACAGGAAAGAAAAGAAAAGGCAGAGGAATTAAAATTACAGGTAGAAGCCTGGATGAACACGATTCCATTTCGGATGCAGAGGATTATTAAATACAGGATATTTGAAAATCTGTCCTGGCAGCAGGTGGCGGAGAAAATTGGAAGGAATGCTTCCGGGGAGTCAGTAAGAAAAGAATATGAATTATTTTTAAAAAAATAAAAGTTTTTCCGTTTTTTCCGTTTTTTCCGCTTCGAGTATGCAATAATATAAACTGCAGTTACTGACATGAGAGTCATTGATGGATTCTCCTTTCTTGCGTTTGCCAGAGGTAGCGGTCTGGCAAACATATGGAACAATAGCCGAGTGGGAGCTACAAGAGCCGTAAAACCGAGCCGCAGGTTCGAATCCTGATGTTCCACTCCGGTTTGGCACCGGACTCATATGGATTTTCCTTGACGTAACAAGAGCCATCTGTTTTATGAGCAGGTGGCTCTTGTTGTATGGACATTTAGCTCAGTAGGTAGAGCAACCGGCTCATAACCGGTCGACCCTGGGTTCGAGTCCCAGAATGTCCATTATAACCAATAACAGACAGAATGAGAGGTGGTGATGGTTGGCCAGAGCACCAGATAAAAGAATAGAACAAGCCCGAAAGTTATATCTGCAAGGAAAAAAACTGGTAGAGATTGCAAGCCAGTTAAACCTTCCAGAAGGCACTGTAAGAAGATGGAAATGTACCCACAAATGGGATAGCGAACGTTCGGATAAAAAAAGCGAACGTTCGGAAAAGAAAAAGACAAAGAAAAAGAAAGCGGCTGAGAGCGAAGTTGAATCTGTAACTGAGAATTCAGAATTAACTGACAAACAGCGGCTTTTTTGCGTTTACTACATTCGCAGTTTTAATGCTACGAAAGCATATCAGAAAGCGTACGAGTGCAGCTACGAAATAGCGATGAGAAGCGGCAGCAGGATGTTGAGAAATGTTGAGGTAAAAGAAGAAATCCTCAGACTAAAGCAGGAACGCTTAAACCGAGAATTTCTTTCCGAGTCAGATATATTCCAGAAGTACATGGATATAGCCTTCGCAGATATTACTGACTACATGACATTCGGTACGGAAGAGGTACCGGTTATGGCAATATATGGACCTGTGAAGATAAAGGATCCTGAGACCGGCGAAGAGAAGCAGCTTACAAAAATTGTGAACACAGTCCGGTTCAAGGATTCTACCGAGGTGGACGGCACTATCCTGTCAGAAGTGAAACAGGGAAAAGATGGAGCCAGTATCAAACTATCAGACCGCATGAAAGCATTGCAGTGGCTGTCTGATCACATGAATATGGCAACAGAGGAGCAGAAAGCCAAAATAGCTCAGATAAAGGCTCAGACAGAACGCCTGGCAGCAGCACCGACAGACGGAGAAGAGGATGGAGTTGAGATCATAAACGATGCGGACGAAAAAGCAGGTCAGAATATCAGAGATAGTGATACCGAAGTATCTTCCGGTGTTCAATAATAAATCATATAAACACATCATCCTAACTTCTGGACGTGCCGGCACGAAATCCAGTTTTGCTGCTATACGGACAGACTACCAGATCATAGCAGACCCTCATGGATCAGCTGTAGTCTTGCGCAAACACCACAACAAACTTAGAAAGACGGTATACAAAGAAATGCTTCGAGGTATTAACCGCCTTCAGGTACCAAAGAACCGGTTTTATATAACAAAAAGTCCGATGGAAATCACATATAAGAAGTACAATACAACCATTTACTTCTCTGGATCCGACGGCATAGACGACACCAAAGGTATCATTGACGAAGATAAACCAATTAAATTAGTTATCCTGGACGAGCTGACAGAATTCTTTGACGACGGAGAAGGTGAGGATGAGCTTGCGAACATAGAAGCAACTTTCGTCAGGGGAAATAAAGCAGGATTCCAGATGATTTATCTGTACAACCCGCCGAAGAATCCAAATGCACCAGTAAATACATGGTGCAAGAAGATGGAGAAACGCCCTGACTGTATTCACATTCATACGGATTACAGAGACGTACCGGTAGACTGGTTAGGACAGGATCTGATTGATTCTGCAGAAGCCATGAAAGCCGTAGATCCAAAGATGTACCGCTGGACATGGCTGGGGGAACCGGTCGGAGTAGATGAACTGATCTATTATATGGTTTCAGACCGAAACCGAAAGAAACCGGAAGAAGGAAGAGCATACGAAAGAGCATATATCGGCGGAGACTATGGACAGCAGAATGCAACAACCTATCAGGCGTTTGGACTTGACACATACAGGCGAAAGTTTCCTGGGCTTGGAGAGTATTACCACAGTGGCCGGGAATCCGGAACACAGAGAAGTCCGTCAGAATACGCGCAGGATTTAGTAGACTTTATGAATGATCTTCATGAAGAATATGGAATCAGAGCTTTTTATGTGTGCCTGGACCCGTCGGCAAAAGGCTTACAGGAAGAAATCCGAAGAGCTACCAGAACCGGACTGGATTACAGTGTTCTGATCAGAGATGCAGAGAACGATGTAGCACTTGGAATCAGCCGTGTGCAGAAAGCATTTATATTCGATATCCTCAGTATTTCTCCAAAACAGGAGAATCTGATCAGAGAGCTGGGGACATATGAGTACGATAAAAAATCAATTGAAAAAGGCAAGGAAGTACCAGTCAAAGAAAACGATCATGGATGTGACGCATTACGCTATGCAGTAATGACTGCATGGAGATATTTAAAGACGTGGCTCCCTGCCGAGATAGAAGAAAAAGAATACATCGTTGATATAGCGAGAAAGGAGGTAGAGGAAGATGGATATATTTAGTTACCTGCAAAGAAAAGGAATTGATACGGTAGACAGATCTTTTTACCGGATGACAGCCATCTGGGAGAGCTGGTATAAGGGAAAAGTGAGAAACTTTACCAGATACAGAGTATATTCTGGACAGGGCACATATTCAATAAAGCACAGAAAAAGTTTGGGAATGGCAAAGAAACTGGCAGAGGATATCGCAGACCTGCTTTTGAATGAACGTGTACAGATTACACTTTCTGATGAAACCACGGGAGACTTCGTGTCTGAAGTTCTGAGACAGAACAGATTTCTGGTCCTTGGGAATGATTACCAGGAAAGGAAAGCATATTCCGGAACAGTTGCATATATCCCATACCTGCAGGATGCAGAGGCGGATGAGGAAGGCAGGATCATTCCTGGCACCGGAAAGATAGGAATTGATTATGTGAGCGCAAAAGATATATACCCGATCAGTTGGAACAATGGAAAGATTACAGAGTGTGCATTTACATTTCAAAAGACCGTTGCAAGAAGAAAATACATACAGGTTCAGATTCACCAGATGGAAGAAACAGAACAGGGTTTGCAGTACGTCATCGAAAATAACGTCCTGGAATGTCAGGCCGGCAGCAGGGAAGGGAAAGAACTCAAGGAAGAAGAATGGAAACAGTTGAAACCTTTTAGAAACCTTTCTGCGAGAGTGGAGACAGGTTCATCGGAACCTCAGTTCACGATAGATCGCTTAAATATCGTAAATAATGCAGACGAAGACGAAAGCAATCCCATGGGAATCGCAATATACGCGAATTCTATTGATATCCTGAAAAAACTGGACATTGAATATGACTCATATAACAACGAGTTTGACCTTGGAAGAAAGAGAATATTTGTTGCTCCGGAAATGATAAGGAATATAGATGGAAATCCGGCATTTGACCCGGAAGATACAGTATTTTACCAGCTTCCGGATAATTACGATAAGGACAAAGAAGGACTGATAAAAGAGATCAACATGGATCTTAGATCGGAACAGCATTCGAAGGCTATTAATGATGACCTGAATTATCTTTCTTTGAAATGTGGGTTTGGCACAGAAAGATATAAATTCGACAGCAGCGGCGTAAAGACAGCCACAGAAGTCATATCAGAAAACTCAGATATGTATCGCATGATCAAAAAGCATGAGATCATCCTGGAAGACGTTCTGAAAGAACTGATACAGATTATTATCCGACTCGGCATTGTACTCGGAAATCCATTAAATCCGGATACTGAGATCACGATTGACTTTGATGATTCGATCATTGAGGACAAACAGGCGGAACGCCAGTCTGATCGTCAGGACGTAAGCATGGGCGCAATGCCATTATGGGAATACAGAGCCAAGTATTATGGGGAGACTGAGGAAAAAGCAAAAGCTTCAGTCGAACAGCCAGAGGATACGGTGATTGAATGACACAGGGAGAAATTGAGAAGCTGACAGCAAAGACCGAAAATATCTTTTCGGAACTGGAGATCCGGATCATGTCTGATATCGTTCGCCGTATCAAAGAAAATGGAGTTTCTACAGCATCTGCAGACTGGCAGTTGACAAGACTACAGCAACTGGGAATGTCACAGGAACAGATTAAAAAGTACATTCAGTCAGCTCTTGAAGCTTCTGAAAAGGAAATGGAGAAGATCTTTTCTGATAAGGCATACGAAGAATACTATGGACATGAAAGATTCTATAAATTCGCAGATATGCAGCAGATACCTTTTGAAGAAAACATTGTTCTCCAGAGACTCATAGAAGCAACAAAAGAACAGATACAGGGTGAATACAAGAATTTGACTGCTTCCATGGGATTTGCAATCATAGATCCTGTGACTGGGAAAATCAAATCAGCTCCGCTTATGGATTTTTACAGATCCACAATGGATAATGCGGTTTTAGATATTCAATCAGGAGCTTTTGATTACAACACTGTTTTAGGAAGAACAATCAAACAAATGACCGATTCGGGCATTCGATACATAGATTATGATTCCGGACGGAGAGACAGAGTAAATGTAGCTGCCAGGAGAGCAGTTCTCACAGGATTCAGACAGGTGCAGGGGAAGATAAACGAGCAGGTGGCAGCAGAACTTCACACAGACATGTATGAGGTAAGTTATCATGTCGGTGCAAGACCTTCACATCAGCCGTGGCAGGGAAGGGTATACAGCATGGAACAGCTTCATTCTGTGTGCGGTCTGGGAGAAGTAACCGGTCTGAAAGGGGCGAATTGCTATCACGATTACAAACCATTTCCACCCGGATCCGTAAGAACTTATACAGATGAACAGCTAAAACGGATGAACCAGGAAGAAAATACCCCGAAGACCTATAACGGTAAAGAATACACAACCTATGAAGCACTTCAACAGCAGAGGAAGATGGAACGGGGAATGCGTGCCCAGAGACAACGAATAAAACTTTTGCAGGCAGGCGAGGCGGATGAACAGGATATTATTCTTGCAAAAGCCAGATATCAGGGGCAAATGCAGGCTTATAAAGACTTTTCAAAGAAGATGAAACTGCCAGAACAGAAGGCACGGATTACTCAGGACGGGCTGAGAGGACGGTTTATGCCAACGAAGGCGGAACAGAAAATTCTTGAAGAATCTGCAATAAATGATAAAATAAAGACAGAGTTATCAGAAGCGAAGATAAAAGGCGTACCGAAGATAAACCCAGAGAAAGTGGATGTTTCAGAATTTACATTTGATACAGCTCACATTAATACAGAAAGAGAACACGGAGTTACCAGAGCCGAGGCAGAGAAGTTCATTAAAGAAGCAGACATTTCTCTGACACGTTGGAATGGCAGGTTTATAAACTATTATGGACCTAATGGTGCAACATACGTGGATATGGAAAATAATAATATCCGAACAGCTTTTAAGAAAGAACAATTTGACGAACCGACATTGAAGATTAGGGAGGTGGCAGAAAAATATGGAACCAATAAAGGTTAATTGCCCATTAATGGGAATGGAAATCGAAGATGGGATATGTTTTGATATTCACATGAATGTCGAAGGTCTGGCACCTGATTGGACAATTCCGGACAAGGTGTTAAAAATTCCAGACTACAAAAAGATTTGCTTACAGTGCAAAAATCACAAAGAGGATTGAATGCCATCAGTCAGAAACGGCCGGTGGTATTTTTATACCCATTTTTAGAAAATTGCGCCGGCGCAATAAGGAGGATAACATGATACAGGTAAAAATCTCTTCCACGGGAATACAGATGAATGGTCATGCGTGCAGATCAGTAAATGGACAGGATATCGTATGTTCTGCTATTTCGGCCCTGACCTGTAATCTGATTAATTCCTTGGAAGAACTGACAGATAACCGGATCAGAGCAGAGACAGCTTCCGGAAAAACGGTTATAGAATGGGAAGACCTGGACGACAGGGGAAAACTTTTAGTAGATTCCTGGTTCATTGGACTTACATCTGTTAATCAGGGATACAATTGCATAGAGTTTATTTAGCCGGCCCGAAAAGGCTGGTTTTATTATGTCCAAAACATGAAGACAGATAAAAGCTCTGGGAATATGGAGGAAAACAATGAAAAATAAATTGATGAACTTACACATTTTCGATGAAGGAGGAACTGGCGGAGACGGCGGAACTGGGAATCCGAACGGAAATGGTGGGACTGGCAGCAGCGGCCAGAACGGAAACACTGGGTACACATTTGAACAGGCGGAAGAGATTGCAAATAGCAGAGCGCAGAAGGCGGAAAGAGCAGCCTTGGCAAGCTTTTACAGACAGCAGGGCTTAAGTGAGGAACAGATCACTACTGCAATTGCGGACTTTAAAGCAAAACAGAAAGCAAATCAGCCAGATGTCGATGCAATCACAAAAGAAAGAGACACATATAAGCAGGAACTGCAGCAGTATAAAAATGAAAAAATCCTGTCAGAAAAAGGCGTAAGGGCAGAAGATATGGATTATGTTCTTTTTAAAGTCAATAAGCTTGTAGATGACAAGACTGATTTTATAAAGGCGGCAGATAAATTTCTGAAAGAAAATCCACGTTACGGAAAAGGAACATACAGAGTTTCCACATCCACGGGAGCTGATAATCAGAACACCGGAGGAAATGTCAATGCGTCAATCAATGACCGGATCCGTGCAGCAATGAGAAGATAAGGAGAGAAACATGAACAGAAACAGAATGAATTTAAGACTTTTTGATAACGACGTAAACATTATTGACAGAAGCGGAGCTGAGTCTCTGATTCCGGTACAGGAGTCAAATGAGATCATCCAGGGAGTAGTTACCCAGTCAGCAGTGCTCCAGAGAGGGCGAAGAATGGCAAATATGACATCAAGACAGTACAAAATGCCGGTTCTTGATATGCTACCAATCGCATACTTCGTAAATGGCGATACAGGCCAGAAACAGACTACAAAGCAGGCATGGAGCAATAAGTTTATCACTGCAGAAGAAATCGCAGTTATCGTGCCGGTACCGGAAGCAGTGCTGGACGATTCAGAATATGATATCTGGGCCGAAGTAAGACCGAGAATCATTGAAGCGTTTGGAAAAGTGATTGATGGAGCTATCCTGTTTGGCACAGATAAACCATCTTCCTGGAGAGATGACGTTGTAACTACTGCGAATGCGGCGAAGTCCGTAGTAACAATCGGAAGTGATGATAACCTCTATGACAAGATCATGGGAGTAGACGGCGTGATTGCAAAAGTAGAGAACAGCGGATATTTCGTAAATGGACATATGGCAGACATCTCTATGAGAGCAAAACTGAGAGAATTAAAGGATACAACCGGAAATCCTCTGTTCAAGAGCGATATGCAGACAGGAACCAATTATTCCCTGGATGGAAGTCCAATGAATTTCCCAAATAATGGCGCTTTCGATAAGAGCAAAGCACTGATGATCTCCGGAGACTTCTCCCAGCTGGTATATTCTATCCGCCAGGACATCACATTCAAACTCTTTACAGAGGGCGTTATACAGAATAAAGATGGTTCTATCGCATACAACCTGATGCAGAACGACATGGTAGCTCTGAGAGCAGTTATGCGTCTTGGCTGGGAGATTCCGAACCCAATCAATAGTCTCCAGAAAGATAAAACAAAGAGATGCCCGTTCTCTGTATTAAAAGCAAATGAATGATATAAGGATGTGACATAAATGTATGCAGACCGTAGCTATTACGAAACAGGGTATCTGTTAGGAAGATCTCCGGTAATTCCGGAAGGGATATACCCTTACTGGGAG